GAAGCATTCAGCGATTTTTCCAAACCTTCAACCTTCGCTTTCAGCTCAGAGTTTTCTTGTTCAGCCTTGTCCTTAGCTTCTGTCAGCTTAAGTTCATTCACCTTCAGCTCTGCGATTTCTGCGGCAATATTTGCCAACTGAGCTGCAGCACCATCAGCCTTAGGTTCCTCGGGCTCTTGATATTCTTCAATAGCCCCAGATGCTAAAAGGGCCTGAATGCGTTCATCATTCAAGCCCTTGATTTCATCACCTGGCATAAACTGCCCAATGGATTGCTTTGCAATGTACTTTGGCATTTAAGCCTCCTTATAAGGTGATGAATCCAGTACCGCCACAGATACCATTTTTATTGCTCGGGACAACAAGTGGCGCTGATTCAGTAAGAAGCATGATTCCACTTGGATCTTCTTCATACCATTGGCGATCAAAGTATTCTAATGCCAAACCATTTGCATGGATGTTTTCAATCTTGCATTGAGTAACATAGCCGTTATTGTCAGCAATTAACGCAAAGTAATCTTGTGGGATAAAACGCTTGGTCTGACCTTTGTTTTTGTAGGTCGCATCGTAAGTCCAGATTTCAATATCACCCAAATAACCCTTAAATTTGGCTGAGCGTGATGCATTGAGTTCTGGGCGATATGGAACACTAATCCCTGCATACGGCGCTACAAACTTCGCTTTGAAGTCCGCATTCTTTTCTAGGACGGACCACACTTTACCAGTAGTTAGAATCATCTTAGCCTCACCGCCATCTTCGTCTAGCATGCGCTGAGCCATAAGGTCAATATCATCTACTGGCTTAGCACCTGCTTGATCCCAAGCGATTGCAGGAGTGAATGCTAATGATGCATCACGACCATACGAAACCACGTTTTTAGTGTAATCATCAGATTCAAGAATGATTTGACCAGTAGTTACGAGTTCGGCTGCCATCAGGATTTTGCGGTTATCGATTGCATCATGGTTACGCTTCATGGTTTCAATCTGCGCAATCACGTATTGCTCTGATGTGCTGAGCTGATTACTACCTGTTGAGATAATGTTAGAGTCACGCAAACGAGCCAGCAATGCTGTATCCCATGCTGTTGCAGGGGTAATCTGATTTTTTGGCTTTAGATAAGCTGGATTCACATGACTCACTTGAATCGCTGTTGTGCGATCGAATGGCTTACCAGGAATCTGTGGAGCAACCAAAGGTGCAATATCTGATTCAGTTTCAAGCTCAGCAATAGGTACCGTACTTGTAGTGAATGATTTACGACGAGGGAACAGCTTATCTAGCAACCATGTATCCATTGGCGCATAATTTGAATGAATGAGAGCTAATTCATCTACACCCAATAGCTCAAGTGGTGCATTGTTGATTACAAAACTTTGTGGCATGACTTACACCTTTGATAGTTCGATTTTGTTTTTAGATGCCTTGGCACGTGCCGCATCATATTTGTCTGCTGTTAATGCAGCACCTGAAATTGAAACCGCTTCAATACTAAAAACACCGCCATAGAAGTAAGGGATTTCTGTTCCTTTTGCTGCCGCTTCTGTTGCTTGGGCAGCAGTTAAGGTTGCCCCGCAAATAACATCCCATGTAGATTCATCTGCAGCATGAGTAAGGACGTTTGCAGCAGACACTACAAGTAAATCCCCTTCTTTATATGCTGTAGCTGTTGTTACTTTACCGTTAGCACGTCGTGTTTTTCCGACATCCAAATTGAGTGGTCGAGACTGATGCGAAGTTGAGATCGTAGTCATCTATTAAGCCCCTTGTTTCTGAGCCGCAAAAGCCTTAGCGCCTGCGGTGAATTGATGTTCTTGGTTACCACCTTGCCCCTGCTGTCCACCCTGACCACCTGTGGCTTGATGGCTAAACAAATGCTGTAAATGAGCTGGCACGGCGTTGGTTTGCTGTTGTTGCTGACCCGCAGGTGGTGCTGGCTGCTGTCCTGAGAACTGCTTTAGTTGCTGTGACATGAATGCAAATGAAGCATCATCCATATTGGTATATGAAGTCTTTTCTTCAGCACTGAACTGCTTATTCAAAGTCGTTTCCAGTGCTTTAATGTCTTCTTCACGCTTATCTGCTTTGAACTTTTTCAGTTCATTCTGAGCAGCATCACGTTCTTCTTCTGCTTTTTTCTGTGCGGCTTTCGCCTGTTCGAGTTCGGTCACGTCCGTTTCCTCTATGGTTGGGTTGGGGTTAGATTTGCCAGAGAAGGCTTTGATTGATGTATTGCGGTCAGCGCCTGTAGAACAGATCGTGAACTCACGAATACGGTTTTGACGAAATACTGTGATTGGGCCTTCAAATGTTTGGCCATTCACTACCACTTGTTTACCTTGCGCCACCTCTTCAATAGATCCTGGATCAATCATCATGGACATCTGAAATGGAAACCCATCATCAGAATCCTGTACGATTTCTTGTGCCTTGGTATTGGTTAGAAAGTCACCCGATACATTAATCTTTCCGTTGGTATCAACTTCTCGTACCACACCGATTCGACTAGAACTGAAGTGTTCTTCAAGCAACGCTGTAGGTTTATCGATCTCAATACCCTCAAGGTCGAAAACAACTCCCGAGCGCCCCCAATACCAGTGACCATCTACACGACCGCCAGCGTAAGCAGTACCGTTGAATTTTCGCTTTTGCCCCTCTTCTGCCTTAGGCACCTCAATTGCTGATGCATTGAATAGGTACTTCAAGCGCTCCTCGTTTTGTTCTGGCATTTTCATGCTCCATAAAAAAACCGCCCCAAATGGAGCGGTCGATTTTAATAAAGCCTAGACTTTTATCGCCTCAGCTTCGAATATTTTCAAAAATCTTTTGGCATTGTTGTACTTAGTACCTTCAATCAGGAATGTAAGGGCGTAAATTAAAGATAAGATTGGCCATATTATTAGATTAAATACATTCAGATATTGCCTAGATTCTAGACTATTTGAATACACCTCTGTATACCAATTTATGAACAGAAAAGGTAGTAAACCCAAGAGTGCAAAGCAAATATATCCAAGCGTAAATAAAATCACTTTTTTACGTGAATGCGGGAGATGAATTTTTAAGATTTCACCCTTAGAGTTCCGAACTAACTTAAGCTCATCTCGTACGTCTATATATTTAGCAACCCACTTTTCCATATCAATAAAATTATAAAAATATAAAGCCTCGTAGAATGTAATTTTCTTGGTTTCAAATAGTTGCTGAGCCATTCGATCTTTCACGAATATGGGTTGATTTGAAGTCAAACTAATTTCAAACTTTTCTGCAACATTTACATTTTCAAGGTAAATATCTTTAGGATGCCTCTTAGCTGAGTTCTTTAAAGTCCAAAAGGCAATAAAAAGTGGTACAACAATTGACCCAATAGCCGATAAGATAATTGTGATTAATTCCATATTATGATTAGAAAGTAATTTAAATGCCTAATCTAATATAGAAAATTAATTACTCAAAACTTTAAGAAAATAAACCATCTTTCCTTCCACCATTTCCACCGAAACAACCTCAAACGACAATCCTATCTCAAACAGCACACCTTGCCCCGCATTAAGCTTTTCAAGATCAATCCCTAAGCCCTTTGCATTCTCGATTTGAATCACAATGTTTGAATGTGCGCCTGTAAGCAGTAACGGCGAATCAAGCGTAATGACTTTGCCTACCTCCAGCGAAGCAGCATAAGCCAGTGTTGTAGATCCTGTGACGACATCCATGGTATTTGCCGATACAGCATGAATCTTGGCCATGTCCTCTTTCACCCAGCGCTTAAGAACTTCCTCTGCCAATGAGATAGCAGGCTTCTGAACAAAAGCAGTTAATGCAGCATCATTGCCCTGCACATAATCAACAAGCGTCTTGATCGCACTTGGTCTTAAGGTTGGATCAAGTGGTACCACGGTGTCGGCAATCGCATTGAATAGATCTCGACTGGAATCATTCATTGGAGATAACAGGCTTGTGAGCTTCTTGCTAGCAGTCCATTCGGCTTGTATTGCTTGTTTCTGCTCAAGCAAATATTCCTTATCCAAAATTGTGTCAGTAATCTTTTGATCGACTACATCCTGCATCTCACCGAATGTTAATGGACTGGTAGACCACCCCATATCCTCTGCAATTTGTGGTAGATCTTCATCAGAAGTAATACCGAGCTTTTGAGCTTCTTTTTCAGTTAAAGCAATCACAGTGCACCTGCACATGAAAGCCCAGGGAGCGTAATATTTCAGCCAAAATGGATCATCGATGTGCCTGATGATTCGATTCAATGCCAAATGACTGGGACGTACCCGTGTGTCATCTATCGCTGAGTACATTAAATAAGGTCGTTTCGCCTTATTCTTCTGTTGTTGCTGCCAACGTCCATGACCATAAGCTGTCTGGATATTGGTTCGGAATACATTCTTGAGATAATGCTTACTCAGCACGATCTCATTTTCTTCAACCAACTTCTGAAAGTCGTTGAACGTTCCCCCCTCTGCCAAGGTCTTATTGAGCGACTTAATGACAGTCTCAATCTGCTCAATACCAGACAGAAAACTCACCGTAGTTGCCAATTGCCGTGTATTGAGATCCATTGAGTAGAACTCATCAGGCAAGACGATTTTACGAGACTTAGCGAAATGCAGAGCCTCTAAAAAAGTGATTGGTTTCATTTATCCCCACTTGCCGTAACATACCCCAGCACATCAGCTGCATATAAAGCCATTTCAAGATTGGCTGTAAATTGACTTTCACTTACACCAGGCATAAGCCTCATCAGATTAAATGCCAAAGACTCAGGTGTTTCACTGGATTGAATCAGCTCATTTACTTGCTTCTGATCAAGTAACTCAAATGATCGCTGCCCGTCGGTAAGTTCTTCAACTTCTTGCTGCTCTGGTGAGAGTTTCTTGGTACTGGCGGCAAAGCTAAAGGCTCTGTGTGGGAGAGCTTTGAACTGTGACGGCAAGGTGATTTGAGGTGCATC